AAACTTTTTCTCGCAATACTTATCACCAGGAAGCGCTTTTAATTTCTCGAGCATTCCACTAATGAACTTGAACCTTTCGGGTATTGGTTTACCATCACGTATAAATTCTTCTGCCGCTAAATGCAGGTCTTTACCATAAAGCGTTGATACATTGTCCGTGTACTTTACTTCTTTAGTGATACACTCTGCTTCATACTTTTTAGCGCACGTTTCAAATAACTTGATTGATGAAAATGACCATGCTGGTAAGCTCATTGGTACCCGTTCCTAATTTATTTTCCCCATCTTAAATTCTAGGCTACGTCCAAACCCACCTTCAGCATCAAGTGGAATATCAGGCATCCAGTCGGGTGCTTTGCGAAGCTGAGTAATAATAAATCTCAGTGCTTCATCAGCCTCATCTTCAGGCGCAATAACATAAAGAGCATCATGGATAGTAAGTCCAATGCGATACCGTTTGTCTACACGTAGCATAGCTTCCGCAATAATACATCTTGCTAAGGCTTGAGTTAAACCTTGATATATTTTGCTCCCGTATAGTTTATCACGTTCACGTTTATTTTTCATTACAGACCACTCGAATCGATCACCTACTTTCTCTCTCGTAAGATCGGGGTAACGCATATAAAGACCAGATGGTAGTAGAGCACCTTGTGCCCCGTGTACTTGGATTAACTCACCTCTACCCATCGTTATGAAACTGTTACTCGCTACAGCGTCCAACACCTTATCCCCTTCTCTCCATGCAGCTACTACGCTGGTATATTCACTGCGATAAATCTCTACGATACGCTTAGCCTCTTCTTCACCGATGTCTACGCCACTCATCATCTTAACTTGGTTACGTAGCTTTACCGCACCTGTCCCGTAGATAAGGCTAAGTTGAGATGTTTTTCCCATAAAGCGTTGAGAGTCTGTCACCTCGTCAATACCGATGTTGTATATCTGTGCCGCGAAGTCTTTATACAGGTCAACGCCAGCGCCAAGCATATCCATCTTATCTAACTGTCCAGCAAATGCCAGCCCCATGCGTAGCTCGATAGCTGACAAGTCAGCCCCAATAATGACGTGCCCGTCAGGTGCTACGATAGAGCTTTTAAGCTTAGATTTTCTAGGGATATTCTGTAAATTTATCTTGTCTGTTGCTGCCCATCGCCCAGTCCGCGCTCCGTAATACAGCAGGGGTACGGGCAGTAGATTCTTTCTATTCGGTCTCTCAGCTATTGCTATGAATCTCTCCGTGCGTGTCTCCTCTAAGGTGGACTTTGTGCCTAGCCTTGCCGCTACAACCGCTTGTACTCGCGGGTCATCATGCTCTGCTAACGCCTTAAAGCCCTCATCTGTCTTAGCGAATGCAAATGCTTCAATACCCTTACTATTGAGTTTCATAGGCACCTCAACGCCAAGCGACTCGAGCACTACCGCCAGCTTATTGTTGGACATCAAGTCTTCTTTAATAATGCCGCACTCCTCAAGCAGTTTGTCTTTCTGCTCACGTACATCAATGAGGTGCAAGTCCAGCACATCTCTGTCTAGTTTAAGCATTGGGTTTGTGTACATACGTATCGTGATGTCAATGAGCTTTAGCTCGGCTTTGTTTACACTAGGCATCATAGCTTGAAACAGTTTATAGGTAAGCTCTACGTCATTCACACAGTAGCCACCATACGCCTCGATTTCCGCTTGACTAAAATCTGCTCTTCTCTTACCTATGGCATCATGTACTTCTGTTCCTTTTTTACCTAACCCGTAATACTCTGACATCGCGGCAAGTGACCCACCTACTGAAACTGCATGAAGCGCACGAGCCATGCACAGAGTACACACAATAACTTTAGGGTGAATGTTAAACCGCCAGCCTAGTATCGCTCCATCAAACAGCGCGTTATGCGCTACGACTATGCTATTACCCCAATCGAACTGCGCGAGCCACTGCGATGTCTCCATCATGTTGCCTGTGAACCACTGCGTGGGTTCGTTGTTTATCTTAACTGCCACACCAACTACCTCAAACTGCGGGTCGTTAATATAGGCTTCAGTGGTCATCTTGCTTAGAGAGTAGGTCTTAGAGTAAAACGTCTCAAAATCAAGAGTGAGTAGCGTAAGTTTTTCTCTATTAGTCATATGCACCGACCAAATATTACAACCGCAGACGGAAAAGGTGCTGAGTTTTTAGAATCACCAAACTTTAAACGTCCTCGGATAAACTCAATTTCACCTTTCATAACATAATCATGCCAATACGCTGTGTCTGTTCTTGCAGGTATAAGCATCACTACCTTTGCGCCTTTTAAAGATGATTCATATCCTTTTTTAATCCAGTGTTTTATTTGTCTACCATAAGGTGGATTACACCAAACAACCCCAGTCCATTCTTGTTTTAACCCATCTATTTCCGGTGTAAAATATTTTTTGCATTTCGCATTTTCTGGCAACGCACAAACATCTAAATCAAAGTTATGTACTGCATTATACCTATCAAAAAAATCCTGCGGTGTAGACCACAAATCAGTCGTACTTGAAAAATGAATATTTTTAACTTTATTATCCTCGACTTTTTTCATGACTCAATCCTCGTTATCTTTTAATTATTGGTAAATCAACCGCTTTAATTGCCCCATCGGTTAATTGCTCAACCTGTATCGCCCTGTTTGCCGGTATCTTTCCTTCAGTTACCCAATACGACACCGCTGCTTTAGTGACGCCTAACTTCTTTGCTAACACAACCTGCTCACCACCAAACCACTGCACCACATCGTCAACGGTCACACCGTCATAAAATTCTTCATTTTCCATTTGCATCTCTTTGTGAGTTAAGTTAAGATTGACTCTCATTTTACAACAACAGAGGAAAAACACAATGAATGATTTAACAATACTTACAAACACCCAACTTGGTGAATTCATTTCGCTATCATTAATACACGGCACAAACACTCAGTTTAGCTATGAGTTATTGCATGAAGTGGCAGAGCGCTTAGTACAAACGGATGAAATTATCAAATCTGGAATCAGTCACGGCATTCACGAAACGCTAACTAAGCAATCAACTGCATTCAAATTCAGACTTGAGGATGTTGTCAAAACGCTTGATGAAACGTTAGCGCCTGCAATTATTGAAGATAACAAAGAAACTGTTGAAATCATCACTGATATTGAGCATCACGAAGCAATGAACAAAGCGATGAAAGTAGATAGGGATGAAGGTAGAGCTGGATCATCTAGCGCTAAGAAAACAATCCTAGACCAACTGCCAGTTGAAGAAGTAACCGAACAAGTAAAACCTAAAGCAGTAAAGAAAAAAGAAAAGCCTGTAGAAGTAGAAGTGGAAGAACTCGCTGAAGAACCTGTTGAAGAAGTAAAAGAACCCGAACTTCTCATAACATCAAAACTATTAAAAGAAATGGCGCTTGAACTGCGTCAACGCAACGCTGTTCCTAAAAAGACTATCGTAGATAAGTTAACTGAACTAGGTGCATCTAGCACAATAACTCTTGCGCCTAAACACTACGCTGAATTTTATAACTTCTTGGAGAGCTTCAATGTCTAATGAAGAAGCACCTAAACACTCTTTACTGAGCGCAAGTGGAAGCGCTACTTGGCTATATTGCTCCGGTAGCGTCGCAGCGCAAAAGCCTTACAAAGAATCCCGTAGCGCATTTGCGGACGAAGGCACGGCAGCGCATGAGCTTGCAGAGATATGCTTGAAAGGTGATATCAATCCGTTTGATTTTGAAGGTAAGCGATTACCCGAAACCAACTGGATAACGGTAGATAAGACAATGTGCCACCATGTAAATGATTATATGGACTTCATTGCCGAACACAAAGGTCATAAAATCTATGAGCAAAAACTCGATTACAGCGAGTATGCGCAAGACGGTTTTGGTACAGCCGATTGCATCATTCTAAATGACGATAACGTAACAATTATTGACTTGAAGTATGGCAAAGGCGTGAAAGTCTATGCTGATACTACGCAAACTAAAATCTACGCGCTAGGGGTCTATAGCGAGTTTGGTATGCTCGAAGATATCAAAACCATCACAATGATTATCTACCAACCGCGACTAGACCACATTGACGAATTGACGATAAGCATTGAGGAGTTACTGGCGTTTGGTGAGTGGGTAAAAGAGCGAGCAGAATTGGCTATGCAGGAAAACGCCCCGCTGACTGCTGGTGAGAAGCAATGCCAATGGTGTAAACACAAAGCACGATGCCCAGAACTTATGCGCTACACAGAAAACGCTATACAAGCGAGTTTTGGTTTTTTCGACGAGCTACCCAGTGTAAACAGGTTATCCGACGCAGAGCTTAACCTTGCACTGAGTAGCGCAATACTGATTAAATCATGGCTGAGTGCCATTGAAGAACACGTCAGAGAGCGCTTAGAATCCGGAAATGGCTTTACCGGCTACAAACTTGTCGAAGGTCGCAGTTCACGCGATTGGGGTAGTGAAGAAGAAGCCGTTATCGCACTCTCTGACGCACACACTGAGGAAGAATTGTTTGAGCGTAGTTTTATTTCCGTGGCTAAATTTGAAAAGTTAGTAGGCAAGAAAAACATAAAAGACTTTGAAAATCTGATAGTTAAAAAATCGGGTAAACCGACTGTTGTACCAGAAAGTGACCCCAGAAAATCCTTGTCAGTTTCTGCAAATGATTTTTCTGAATTTGACGATTGACACAAGTAATAAATCAATCTAAACTTAACTCAACTTATCTCTCCGGTTAAGTTAAAACGAGGATGGGAAATCACTTAATAGGCGATTTATCAATAACCCATCCTCACCTAATCCCAAAACCATAATGCTATAAGCAAGAAGGCTAAAATGTCAGAAACACAAATCAAATTAGGCGAAGTTCGTTTGTCATTCCCATCTCTTTTCAAAAAAGCAGTATTTGAAGGAGAGGAAACAAAATTTGAAGCTACCGTGCTAATGGAAAAAGGCAGTAAAAATCACAAAATTACCGAAGCGGCAATTGAAAAATTCATTGCGCAAACATTTAAAGACGGTGCGCCTAAAGGTCTTAAAATAACTTGTTTCCAAGATGGTGCCACTAAAGACGTAGAAGGCTATGAAGGCATGATGGCGCTAAAAGGCTCATCAAATAAACGCATTCCAGTATTCGATAAAGACCGCTCACCAATCACAGAAGAAGATGACAAGGTGTACGCTGGATGCTACGTCAATGCGATTTTTGACTTTTGGTTTTCAAGTCATCCTAAAGGTGGTAAACAAATTCTTGCCAATCTTCTCGGTGTTCAATTCAAGAGAGATGGCGAAACCTTCTCTGATGCTAAAGTCGCAAGTGCTGATTTCTTTGACGACGAATCAGAAGAAGATGATTTTTAAATACTCTGTGTCCTCAGTGTGGTGAAAAGACGATTGGATTAACATCGTAAAAGTTAATTGACAGCCGGAAAGACGGCACTATGAATGATTGGTATTGTGCCGAGCATGAAGATGCCCACTAGATAAGCGTGTGACTTGTAAAAACCCGCCAGTATCAATCATTGATAGTTAATGCGTAGGCTGATACGCAGCGGTAATGGCACGTCGGTGCAAATAGGAAACTTGGGAGTGGCTGAAAGTACGTCACCGAATAACACTAAGCCGGAGATCAGCACCGGCAACTATCACTAAAAGCATTGCTTGTAGCGTACCGCAATTCGCAACCTTGCAGCCTTTAATATCGGTAAAGCGCACTAGCTACGCGCTCGATTCGGGTTGAGATTACCGGTGACGGTAATTCACTAACTACATAGGGAAGATTAGAACTGATTGTAGTGGGGTAGTAAACAGTGCTTTTAGTGATAGTTAAACTGATTATTTAGCTATTGGCTTTTGTTGAATGTTTTAAGCACACTATATTTCGAGTGTATAGTGTGTTGCATTAAATCCTAGACACGCATACGCCAATATGCGTGTCGCCTAATTGAGTTTTTAAAAGTAAGTTTGCGGGTGTCCTCATAGACCCAAAAAAGTTATGAGTCAGTGGCTTTACATTTTTAATCCTGTGTAAATAATCAAGTAAACTTACTTTTAAAACCTCAAGCTCCACCTCTCCTCTGCCGACATTTTGCTATCAACTTGTCGGTTTTTTTATATTCACAAATAGGATACCCCTATGAATACTTACATTATTGACACTGAGTGTTATAAAAACTATTGGCTATTTTTAGCCGTTAATCATAAAACAGGTGTATCGCTTGAAATAGAATTGTTTGGCGAAGATACAAAGTTAAATGAGCAGCAAGCCAAAAAGATACAGCGTCTACTTCTCAATCATGAAACCGTTTCATTCAATGGGTTGAACTACGATATACCCGTTATTCATGGCGCATTGGATTCATGGGATTGCTCAAAGTTACACAAACTTTCCACAAAAATAATCACAGATCAGCGCGTTACTTGGCAGATTCTCAAAGAGCATAAGCTCCAAGTCCCTACTTACGATAAACATATCGACATTATTGAAATCCCCATTGGACAGGCATCGCTTAAAATTTACGGTGGACGTATTCACACCCAGAAAATGCAAGACTTGCCAATTGATCCTAACGAGTTAATAAAAGATACTGAGCGTAGTTTGATGCGCAAGTATTGCAGAAACGATACTCAAGTTACCGGTGAACTGTTTGACAAGCTCAAAGGGCAAATAGACTTGCGCAAAGAGATGACACAGCAATACGGTATCAACCTCAATTCAAAGTCCGATGCGCAAATTGCTGAAGCGATTATTAAATCAGAATTGCAAAAAATGTGCGATATATCAACTGCAAAATTTAAAGCAAAGCAATATGAAAATAATCACGTTTTTCGGTATTCCAATCCTAAAATAATTGAATTTAAATCAGAAAAACTTAAGTCCATTTTCAATAAACTTATTAATCAAGAATTTACCATTGCTGATAATGGGGCAATAATTTGTCCAGATTGGTTAGGAGAAAGGATAGTTATCGGGGAAACAGAATATCAAATGGGCATAGGTGGAATTCATTCTTGTGAAAAAGCACAACATATTAAGCGTAAAAATGATTTTGTTTTAAGTGAACAAGATGTCACAGGATTTTATCCAAATATAATTATGCAACAACGATTGTATCCAGATAATTTAGGTGAAAATTTTTTGGAGTTATATGAAAAAATAGTAAAACAAAGAACAATGGCTAAAAAAAGAAGCGGTGAAATAAAAAAAGAATTAGAAATATTAAAATTGCAATTAAAGTGACTAGGTATTATCCTATTATTTTAATTAGGAGGTAAAATGATAGCCATATATTCCATAGTATGTAAATTTAACAATAAACGATATGTCGGTAAAAGTCGAAATGTAAAACAACGATTTTCACAACATAAATATGATTTGAAAAAAGAAACAAAAAATAAGGACTGTAATCGACATTTATTCAACGCAGTAAAAAAATACGGAATTGAAAATTTTGATTTTGTAATACTGGAAGAATTTGAATCAATATCTGAAAATGATTTAAAAGATAAAGAATTGTATTGGATGGATTTTTATAACTCATGTGATAGAGCTTTTGGATACAATTTACGCAGAGATTCATCCACTGAAACAACAATGAGCGATGAAACAAAATCAATTAAATCACTATTAAGCAAAGGTGAAAATAACCCTAACTACAAAAATAAATGGTCAGATTCTCAAAAACAAAGAATGAGTGATATTGCAAAAGAAAGACATCGAACTGGATTGCATTATGGAAACGAGTGGAAATCAAAACAATCAATTAAATCAACATTAATGTGGAAAGATTTGAACAAGAAAAACCAAATGGCTGAAAAAGTAAAACTAGCCAAACGACAATTTATATTCCACCAATACGATTTGAATGATAATTTTATAAAAACATGGGATTCCGTTGAAGATATTTTATTTTCAAATCCAACATGGAAATGGCAAAACATATATTCAGTATGCAATGGATATAAACCAACTTATCGAGGATTCAAATGGAAAAAAGAGAAATTGAACAAAAAATAAAAGAACTGGAAAAGGAATTGGCAGAATGTGAAGTAACCGCAGCAACACTTAAGGTCACAAATAATGGAAGTTTCGGTAAATTTGGAAGTAAATACAGTTTTTTATACGCTCCTAATTTATTATTACAAACCACTTTAACTGGTCAATTGTCGTTATTAATGTTAATTGAAACTCTTGAAGATAATAATATAAAAGTAGTCAGTGCAAATACTGACGGCATTGTCATTTATTATCATAAAGATAAAGTAGATTTAGTTAGTGAAATTTTATTCGATTGGGAAATAACCACTAGCTACAATTTGGAGCAAACTGATTACCGAGAACTGGCATCGCGTGATGTAAATAACTATATTGCTGTGAAGCTCGATGGCAAAACTAAATGTAAAGGATGCTTTGGTGAAGCGTCAATGAGTAAAAACCCCGACGGCTTAATCATCTATGAAGCCGTTGCTGAATTTATCGCTAACGGAACGCCAATTGAAAAGACAATTACCGATTGTGAGGATATTAGAAAGTTTGTCACAGTTCGCAGAGTAACAGGTGGTGCATTGTTTAGAGGAGAGTATCTTGGTAAAGCAGTTCGCTTTTATCACAGTTGCGATTTAGGTCTTGCTGATATGTCACTTGTTTATGCAAAGAATGGAAACAAAGTCCCGATGTCACAAGGCTGTCGTCCATTGATGAATTTGCCAAATGCTTTTCCAGAGGATATTAATTTTTATTATTACTACACTAAGGCAAACGAAGTGTTAAAAGGAGTTGGTTACAATGCTTGAAAAAGAAATTGAAAAATACCTGTGCGATCAAATTAAAAAAGTAGGTGGAACGTGCGAGAAGTTTACATCACCTAATCGTCGCTCCGTCCCAGACCGTTTAATTACTTTACCGTTTCAGCCGATATTTTTTGTTGAATGCAAAGCGCCTAAAAAGAAGCCCACTGAAGCACAGGAACGCGACCATCAAAGACGACGCGAGATGGGCGTCCATGTCTATGTCATTGACTCA